TTCCAAAATATACTACTCCAGAACCACTATTAGAGAATCTATATTTTTGTCCAGAGTCATCTTCTGTATAAAATGTTGTTCTTCCAGTAGCACTATTTTGATATTGTGCCAGCATATATAGAGTATTTCCAGTATCATATTTTGTCCAGAATGTAGCTGACCAAGCAGAACCATCTGTAGGTAATAAAGATGCTCCAAGATTAATATAATCATTAGTTCCATCAAAATCTTGTGCATTACCTATTTTTCCACTTGTTGTAACTGCTGGTTCTCCTGCTCCTACTTTAGTTCCATCATTATCATTTAAAGTAGAATCATATATTGCTGAAGTTGATGCTCCATCTGCCATATGATAAACTGCTTTATAATTACTATCCCAAACATTCTCTGCTACCTCATCATTAGTATCTCCTATATAAGTAGTATTAGCTGATTGTGCTGAATCATAATACATATAAATATCTGTAGTTCCTGTACTAGAGAGTACTAGGTCATCTTTTGATACCCAAATAACAGCAGTCTCATTTGCATCGTCCCATTTTTCAATCTCTCCATATAGTTCTGTTGTTCCATCTGTTTTAGTAAGAGCTATTTTTTTACGAACTTGGGTTTCTTGTAAATCAAGATTTTCAATATATCCAGATATTCTGTTAGTTGGTTGATAGGTACTAACCCAAGATTGAAGACCATAAATATATCTATAGTCTTTTTTTGAAGTATGTAAAGTAAGAGATTGATTAGAGAGTGCATTTTCTTCATTGGTTCTATCTGCATCACTTGAATAAACATCCAAATATAAAGTTCCATATGTTCCAACACTTTCATCTCTCTTAACTCTTAGATAATAAAGAGTTCCTACTGTCATTTGATATGGTGTGCTTTCATATGGAGTTCCACCATCACATTCTCGTATTTGCAGTCTTCGTAAACTGTTGTGGTATGTAGAAATACTTAGCATATCGCCACTAGCATCTTTAATCTCAGCATAAGCACCTATTGCATTTGCCAGAGTCCAGATAAAAGCAAAACCTTCTGTCTCTGGCCAAGCAGTAATCTTTGCTTCTAGCAAATGTTCAAAATCTCCGTCAAAATGATTAACTTCTTTATCTTTGTATACATAAGCACTAGCATTACGAGGTAAATCTGTGAATGTTATTTTGTCTGTAGCAACAGTAATGTGTGAAGCAGGGTCTACCTCTGTATAAGTTGTAAAATCTTCTTTTACGGGTGTAAGTTCGTCAAAAATACTAGAAACATCTGTGTTACCTAGCCCTACTGAAGTTCCTAAAGTAAGCAATAATGGAAAATGAGTTAAGTTTGAATCTATATTAGTATTAGATACTACAACTTTTCTTCTTTTTGCCCAAGTTCCTAACCAGTTTTCTGTTGGTGGTGTATATGGTACATAGGTATCTTTAAAAATTACATTATCAAATACTGATGTCCAAGTAGCTCCAGATGAACCTCCTCCAATAACTAAGTTATTAATTGAAGTATCTGCTGCACTATCTGATGTATATGTTCCATATTCTGTTCCATCTACGTCAATAGTAAATGTTCCTGCTGTTGCATCTCCCCAGAATTTAATAACATAATCAGTTGATGTTGATAAATTAACAGTTGTATCTGTCCATCCGTTTCCATTTCTTGCATATAAACTACCATCTGACCAGTCAATATATGCTCCTGCAATTAAATATCCTATTCCTGTATCATCTGATAACTGAATAAATATAGGTGTTGAACTTCCTGATGTAAAATTAACATCTACCTGAAAATAATAATCTTTATTAGTATTAGTTTCATTTTTATATATATATTCCGAAGCACTACCATTATTATCAATAACTGTCATTTTTCCACCACTAAAAGTATGAGTTGCACTATTCCCATTAGTCCAATTATCTGGAGAACCAGAACAATCGTCATTCAGTATTTCATTTGTATAATCTAATGCTGTTCTTGCCATATTATGCGAATGCTAAAGTTGAACTACCATAATAGTTTATACCATCAAAGTAGAAACTGATAATATCTACTGCACTTGCAGTAGTCGTAAGTGTTGGTGCTGTTCCTGCAGGCCATTTTACTGTTGCAGGCCAAGTAGCTGTTCTGCTTCCTGTTCCATCTTGAATCATCTTTAATAAGATATTACAAGGATTACTTGGTGCAGTAAATGTAAATGTTTCATTAGCTGCTCCGAATGTAAATTCAAATTTATTTCCTAATTTCCAATCTATTGTAGTTGTTCCATCTCCTGTAGCAGATTGTTGTGTAAATCCTATTGTATGCGCTCCAGCATCCATTTCTCCACCTAATTCTGGTGAAGCATCTTCTGATACATTTGCTAGTAAAGTTCCTGTTGTAGGAAGTGTTACATCTGTAGCTGCACTTGTAGTAAGTGTTAAAGCATCTGCTCCTGCTAAAGTTAAACTTCCTGAAGCTAGTGTTACTCCTGTTACTGCTCCTGCTGTTAGTCCTGAAGCTGTACCACTAATATTAGTTCCTACTAAGGCACTTGGTGTTCCAGCATCTCCTCCTGAATAAAGTAAAGTTGCATTTGCATTTGGTAAAGTAAATGTCCTTTCAGCTGTTGCTGGTCCAGTGAATTTGGTAAATCCATTTCCTGTTCCTCCATAAGTTGAAGCTATAATTTGAGTTAAAGCTGCTGAACCATCAAAGTTATTACCATAAATAGCTCTAGTTGTAGCTAAAGTTACTGCTGTTGTAGCTGTACCTGAAGTACATATTGTATTATCTCCTGTATTAGTACCAGATGTATTAGCTAATCTAGTTTCTTCTGCTGCTATATCTACTCCATCTACTGTTCCAGAAACTGTTATATTCCCAGTAACATCTAAAGCTTTAGTTGCAAAGTTTCCTGCTGAACTTACAGAAGCAAGTACAGTACTAGCACTATTTCTCCATTCTGTTAAATTGTTTGTTTGACTAGCTACTGCTTGTATTCCAAGAGTAACTATATTTGTTGCTCCAGCTCCAGGGTCATCTCCTACATCATTAGTAGATAAGATAAGAACTCCTGTATCTGTAGTTTGAGTAAATGCTGGTGGTACAAATCCATCATTATAATTTTGCATTCCTCCTGCTAAGACTAATCCCCAATATGAGTAAATTTGTACATCATTTCCATAAGAATTTTGAAAAGCATTATGTTCATCTCCAAATTGGAATCTAACTGCTTCTCCTGAAGATAAATTATTAAATCCAAATACTCTAGGTACAGATGTTGTTCCTCCATTAGATGATGCTTCTATATCTCCAGTAGTTTGTATTCCTCCAGTTATCCCTAATGATGTTCCAGTATAAGTTAAACCTGTTGTTCCTTCTATTGTTCCATCTCCTGTCCATACTCCTATTTGATTATCTAATGGTGTATCTACTTTAGTTACATCTCCACTACCTCCACCAGCTGCGTCAGCATAAGCTGTAGTTGCTAGTTTAGTTGAATTATCTGAAGAACTTTGAGTAGTTGCTGTAGTTCCATTTGGTAAAGCAGGTGTTCCTGATAAATTAGCTGCTGTTCCTGATGTATTTTGATTTAATGTAGGAAATGTACAATTTGTTAATACTCCTGCACTAGGTGTACCTAAATCTGGTGTTGTAAGAGTTAATCCAGCTAAAGTTAAAGCTGCTGAAGCTCTATTAATTGCAACTTGAGTTGTTCCAATATAAAATGTTTGGTCAACATCTGCTTTACCAGTTAAACTTAATCCTACTTCTTGTAAAGCAGTTTCTGTTTCTGTTCCAGTATAATAACTTCCTGCATCAGCAATATCAACATCATCTGCATCTATTCCTGTAAAGTTATTTCCATCAAATGTTGGGCTTCCTCCACTTACGACACTTTGGTCTATAAATGTATGACTTGAACCATCTGCTGATATGTGAGAATAAGCTGCATCATAATTTGATTTTAAGGTTGAATCTAATCCAAGTGTTATAAAATTACCTCCGTCTGTGTAATCTAAAGTAGCATCTACTCTTAAAGCTCCATCTCCTGCAGCTGCACCTAAATAATCAGGTGTTGCTCCTACATCAATTCCAACTTTTGCATCAGTATCAGGTATAACTGTATCATCAACATATTTCTTTGTAGCTGCTTCTTGATTACTGGTAGGATCTAAAAGATTAATAATCTTCTTACTTTGCATATCAATTTCATCTGCAGTAATAAGTTGGGTTTCTGTTCCATCTATTTCCCATTTAGAAGTTATTTTATCTGTATTTGCAACAATTTCATCCCATTTATCAGCTCCAAGCAACCCTGAATCATCAGTATTAGCTTCAGGTAAAACTATATCATTTGCTGATCCATCACTTGTAATTCCATAAGTAGTTGCAGTAACTGTTCCTGTACTTAATGAAGTAGGAACATTTGTATCTTTAGCTGTATTAAGTCCTATGGCTGTGTCCATAGTTTCAATCTTATCTCTTATTGCATTTTTTGTAGCTGAATCTGTATTTAAATCCCAACTTGTTGCATTATAAGCAGTATCATCTGTTGCTACATTAGTAACATTATCTAAAGATAAATCAGATTTAACCTCTGTATAGCTTCTTCCTTCAATATTAGTTCCATTTACAAACTTAGCAAAATCGTTATCTACTGGTGTTCCTGATGTTGAAACATTACCACCTCCTGATGGTGTAGAATAAGATCCATTTGCATTTAAAAATTTAGTTGTTGTACCATCTCCTTTTGGTGCATATCCGTGTTTAGTCGTTGATACGTCATTAGTAGTATTGTCTGCTAATACTTGCATTGTTTCAGTTACCTTTCCTGCTCCAATAGTTAAAGCTTCATCACCTGTTACATCTCCTGTATGGGTAGCATTTGTAACCTTTAATGTATTAGCTGAAACAGCAGAGATATTTATTCCACTATCTTTAATTATTTTTCCAGTAGTAGAATTATAAACTGCTATATTTTCATCTACAGCAGTTCCTGGTCCTACTACATCTCCTACTCCTGAAATACCAGTCAAATTACTTCCATCACCATAATAAACAGTATCAGCCTTTCCGATACTTAATGTTTCATCTCTTGGAACAACAGTAGTTCCATCTATTTTCATTACTGGTAACTTACTAATAGTGTTTTTCATATTACAAATTTCCTTTTAGGTTTTTCTTCTCCTTCTGCTAATGGATTAGGAAATTGAAAGTTAATAGGCCTTTTTAAATCTGTTCTTAATTCTCCTAGAGCATCAGTTAGTTCTTGCTTTGTTATAGCAAATTCATTACTGATAGCTGAGTTTGATCCTTTAGATAAATCAGAAATAGTCTTACTTAGGTTCTGCATAGCCTCTTCTAATCTTTCATAATTAAACTTCTCAGGTTCTGGGAACTTAATTTCTTTTATAGCACTTAATGCAGGAGACAAATCTAATTTCTCCTGTTCAGGAATGTTAATAGAGTCTATTGCTCTGAGTACAGATTTAATATCAGCTTCCTTTTGTTTAGGGAACTTAATCTTAGGTATCTTGGTCTCAGGGATATTACTAACAGCTTTATTAATCATTGTTTCTATCTTTTTATAATCAACGTCTGCTGTATATCCTCCTCCACTTCCATTTCCATAGATAGGATTATATCTCTCCTGTATTAAATACTGGATTTGTTCAACAGAATACAATGCACTTTCAGTTGAGTATCCTGAATCTGTATAAACTCTAGAAGTTGCTATGATGTAAGTTCCATTACCAGAAACATCTGAACCAGCCTGCCAACTTTTACTAAACCTTTGGTCTCCTTTATCAGTAAGATTAACTGTATCTAAAAGGACATCAGTCTTTGCATTTCTGATTTTAACTTGAACATAATATGTATCAGTATCAGTTGGATCACTTATTTGTCTAACAAGAGCAAAATACTCTCTAGGGTTTATTCTAATCATAAGTATTTAATTTTTTATTTCTCTATAATTGTCAAAGTAGTTGTTGCAGCTGAAATTCCATAGACTTGACCTATATATAGGTTATTTGTTCCTATTTCATAACAATCACCGACTCCTAAATTAACTCCTTCACTAACTGCAACTGAAGTTGTTGCTGATGCTAGATGAAGATATGCAATGTTTGTAGTGTCATCATTACAGATTAAGCTATATACTCTTGCTGTATTTGGTGATAATACGCTTGTAACAACACTAGGGTTTAAAGCAACACTAGAATTAGTTACACCAGATTGAATCACAACCATTTCAGAATAACCGAATGTAGCTGGTTGTTTCATTTTTTTGTTTACTGCAACTCCTAGTAAAACTATGATTGCAATAATTAATATGTATAATAATTTTTTCATTTTGTTTAATTTAATTTATTTGATTCTACCCTCCCCAATTAAGGGGAGAGTAAAAACATTAATTACTGACAAATTGCTGGTTGAGTCGTTGAAGCAGTAATTGTAGATCCACTAGCTATGATATACACAGGTGTTGCAGTAGCACTTCCTGAATCCCCAAGTATTAGGCATCCAGTTCCTACTCCATCTGCTGTGCTACCAATTTGTATAGTAGAACTAGCTGTATTACTTACTTTTAACTCATCTGATAATGTGGTAACTCCTGTAACACTCAATGTGCTTGAATATGCTCCAGTAGTTCCACTCACAGCTCCAACATAGTTACCTGAACTATCAATAACCTCAGTTCCTTGCACAGCTATTCCTGCATCAAAAGATTCCTGAATATTATGAATCAAGCCTCCTAGAGGTTGGCTTCCATTACTAACAGCAACTCCAATAATTAAACCTAAAACCAAAGCTCCAGTTAGAGCAAAGATTTCTATTTTCTTCATTTTAATCATTTTTGTTTAATTTGAGGGGATAAGAGGATTCCTATCCCCAGTTAATAATGTTTAGAAAGCGTCAGATCTAATTTGAACATCAACTAATTGGTCATCTCCTTCATCAAAGGTCTTGATTCCAAATAGAGTCCAAGTTACATAATCCTTACCAATATATCCAGATCTGTCCTTAATCACTAGATTAGGAAGTTTCTGAATAACAAGGTCAATAGGATTTCCTTGACCAAACAAGTTATGTTGAACTTGAAGTGTAGTTGTCCAAATGTCAGCTGCAGCAGTAATAACTTCTGAAACAGCGATGTAAGATTTTCCAGTTGTCTTTAAAGTCATATATGTTCCTCCATCAGTAGCAACAATGTTCTTTAACAATACTTGATTAGCAGCTGAAACAGCTACAAATCCAGCATCAGTACCAGAAGCAACAGTTGTTCCAGGAGTGTTGATAGCAGCTACTAATGAATTAAGAGTGTTTTCTTGGTCAGAACAAATGTGAATTGTTCCAGCAACAGTTCCTAAAGTATCTTTGAAGTTAAATACAACTCCATTAATAGTAATAGTATCGCCATCTGCGAAAATTGTTCCATTCTCTAATCTAGCACTATGTCCTAGTGAGTTAGAAGAGTATAGATCAAATCCCATAAACTTACCAATATGTCCATTCTTACCAGTAGTGTCTCCAAGAGCAGATTCTTTTCCTCCTAAATATTCAAGTAACATTTGTCTGAATTCTGGTGATACTACTCCCCATCTTCCATTATCTTCAATATTTAAGGCACTCAATTTTCTACTAGCATTGGTAAACACTTTCATTACATTAGATGTAGAAAGAGTTAAACCATTTCCAGCAGTTCCTCCAAGATCCCCATCATCAACTGATGATGCAGCTTGATCATATTCACCGAAAACTTGTCCATCAATTTGATTACTCAATTTGACAGCAGCGTCATCAGCCCAGATGTTAGCTTCTCTGTAATTACTTTGAATTACATCAGGATCTCTTAGATAGAAAGATACTTCTTTCTCTTGATTAATCACTAGTGATTCATCAGTTGTAGAAATATCTTGTCTTGTGTAACTACCCTCAGACCCAAGAGTATTTACAGATACATTTGATCTGTAAGGTCTGTGGACAGTATCACCATTTTTAAGCATAGCTTTCTCTTCGAAGCTAGCAATTTTTCTGTATACATCAGTTCTCTCGTGTTTTCTTTGCATTCTACGAGACCAGTATTCAGCAAAATTTGGTGTTAAACTATTAGCCATTTTCTTTATTTAATTGGTTATTAATCTTTGACAGTTTTGCCATTCCTTTGAATAGCATACTTGGATTGAGAGCCTGCCATATATTCGGATGCTTTATCAAATTCAGAGTCAGAAGCGTTCTTCCAGTCCTCATTTGTCCAGTCCTCATACTTTACAACATTACCTCTCTTTCCAGTCTTAGAAGATTCAGCACTTTTCTTTCCCTTTTTAGGTTCACCTTTAAATTTGTCAAACTCGGCAAATCTAATGATTTTCTTCAAAGGAACTTTGGCATACTCTTCTGTGAACGCGAGTTCCTTCAATAGCTTTTTAGCTTCATCTAGGTTCTCTTTCTTTATACTATCTAGAGTAGCAATATCACTTTTAAATTCATTATCAAATGCTTCTAGTTCCTTAGCTTCAGCTTGTGCTGATGCTAAATTATCTAGTTGCTTTGTAATTCCTTCATCAGGTTTAATGTTACTTCCGACAGCCTCAATTAAGTCGGTAATTAATCCCTCTTCAACTCCATACTTATCAGCTAGAGTTTTAGCCTTATCAGTTTGTTCAACTGTAGGCTTGGATTTAGCTTCTTTAAGTTCCTGCTCGATAGCATTATACTTTTTCTGCCATTCCTTCTCTTTGATCTTATGCTTGTAAATAGGCATTACTTTAGGAGTTCTAGAAACCTTAGCTTCTTCTACCTCCTCTTTTTCCTCCTTATCATCAGTAGTCTCATCTTTTTTGTCCTCTTCTGATTCCTCTTCTTCAGATTCCTCTTCAGAGTCCTTATCAGATTCCTCTTCTGACTCTTCAGCTTCTTCTTTGGGTTCTTCTGTAGTCTCTTCAACCTTAGTTTCTTCCTCAGCTTTAGCCTTATCTTCCTCAATCTCATCCATTATCTTTTGTGATTCTTCATCAGGGGCGTCAATGGTTACCTCTTTTTTTTCTTCAGCCATATTTGTTTACGCACTTGGTCAAGTGCAAGTTTTATTTATTATTAATTAAATGGGCGACTAAACCTCTTTGTGGTGATTTTACTGTTCACTCAACAGTTGTACTTGATAGCACTATGGTTGTTCCGATTAGTTAGGGTTCAGAACAACTAGAGTGCCATCAATGAATTAATTATTTAGCAGGAACTATTTTTCTACTTGGATCTTTAGAAGCTAGCTCTTCAGCCATTTTCTTAAAACTCTTTCCGTGTAACTCTTCACTAAAGACTCTAGTAGTAGAACCTCCTACAGTAACACCGATAGCTTTAGGTTTAACTTCTTTCTTAACTTCTTTCTTAACTTCTTTTTTTGCCATAATATTTGTTTGGTTGTTAAAGACCTTTAGTTACTTAATCCACTATCAATTTGTTTTTCAATATTAGATAGAGATGAATCAACTCCATCAAAGATGTTAATGAACCATCTCCAACATTCTCTTTCTCTTCTAATAGCTTTCTTCTCTTCAGGTTTGTCATCTAGTGTTTTATCTTCTGATAATGCTACTGTGCAAGCCTTTTCCTTTCTAACCATTTCAGTCATTAGCTGTTTCATTCCTAGATTGTTCTTCAAATCCTTGATTGCTAGGTTCTTTCTGATAGTTTTACCCCATTCTCTAATAGTATTTTGAGCTCCTACTGGATCAAAGACACTTGGACCAGAGAATTCTTGTTCTAATCTCTCTAACTTCTCTAATATATCTGGTGTATTCATCATATTGCTGGTTTTTCTTGAAGATTAATATCTCCTCCTGGAGCAATAGCTCTTGGAGTATTTAGACCTTGAGGTGTTTCAGGTTGAAGTTCTTCCTCTCTAGGTTGCAATAATGCTTGCATCTTAGCTTCTCTCATCATATTCTCCCCTGCAATCTTAACGTGAGCTCTAGCATAAGCCATCATCTGGTCATACCATTCTTTCTTTTGTTTAGTTTTCTTCTCTCCTTCCTTCTTAGCAAAGTTAATGTTATCTGTTGCATAATCAATTATGTATTTAATAAAGGCTGTATTAGCTCCTCTATTTATTGCTGGTTCTCTACCCTGAAGTATATCTTGAATAGATTGTTCGGCTTCAGAGAACAGTTCAATGTTTCCTTCATTTTCAGTATCAGTAGCCATCTTAATATCAGCTTCATCGTATCCTCCATTTGATAGAATCTCTTTAGTAAGCCAGTTAGGATTAACTGCTCCTGCTAAATTAGGATTGTTTTGAATGTTTGCTATAGCTTCTTTCTTCTTAGCAGATTGAACTTCATTAAGTTTCTCCTCTGAAGAACCTCCTTTAACCATAATATCAAACTCTGTAATTGGTCTTAAATCTTCTTTAGTTAGCTCATCCCATTCAATTCCTCTTGATCCTAGCATCTTAATAGCCATAGCTTCGTTAAGATGTTCCTGAAGTCCTTGCCAGTATCTTTCTCCTTTCTGAGCCCAAGCCTCTTTATAAGATTTATTATATAGTCCTAATCTATCAGCTATCTGTTGTAAGTTACCGAAGTAAACTCCAACCTTCATATCGTCATCAGCTGCTCCTTGAATATCTGAGGTAACTCCAGTCTTTCTTCCTAAAAAGTTATCAATCAAAGAGATTAAATCAATAGTTCCATCAATCCCTTCAGTCTTAAACTCATAGACTCCTTGTTGAATACTCTTACCTTCTTGAGGTCTAAACTCAATGATTCCATCTGGTCTATACTCTAATTGAGTAGGATCAGGAATCATACTCATATCATATCCTCTCATTCCTGCATTAATCTTTTCTCTGTTGTTTATTACTTGAGTAAATAGAATATCCATTAATTCACAAAGAGGTCTAGCATCATCTGCTGGAGCTTTACTCCAAAAGATAGCTGAGTCAGGGTTAGTAGCCCAAGATACGAATGGCCATTTATCTCCTTCAAATACTTCTTTAAGTTCAGCTGCTTTAACCCATACTCCAGTTTCATAGTCAAATAAAAGGTAATATCTTTTACCTTCAAATGTCATATACCATTCAATAAGTCTAAATGTAGGAACTCCTACATAAGTATGATCCTCAGCATTAAGCCCTAATCCTGCAAATCTATCGCCTGATGTCTTATATAAGTCTTGATTCTTCTTATGATTCTCGTCATTAACAGCACTAAATAGCTTATTTACTTGATTCTGGTCGTAATCTTCACCATTCTTTAGCTCGTGTTTAGTTTTCCAAATGTCAGTTTGCCCCATAAACTCGTGATTCTCTAGTTCTGAACCTCCTTTTGGTTCACAAAGGAAGTTATTATGGTCAATAACCTCTAGGTTTGATTTGTATTTAGGATCTGATTCAGCGAAATACTTAGATATTCCTCTACCTGAGAACAAAGCTAACTTCTTTTCAGTCCTATCTTTCAATCCCCAGTTACCTTTATTAACTGAACTATCTATCTTCCAGGCACTAGTAACCTTCTTAGCTCTCTTGTAATCAGCTAAATCAGTATAACCAAACTCAACGACAGGAGCGTCGTCTATCTTAGAGAGTAAAGTATCTATGAAACCTGACATAACAGGTAGGTTTATAACAAAACCTCCTCTGAGACTCTTTCTTTTCTTAATATAATAGTATTCCTCATTTGCAGCTATCTCTTCCATTCTTTTCTTTTGGAACTTAGATGCTGTATCTATTTGTTGTATCGCTATTGTAACGAGTTTGTTTCCTTTAGATGCTTTTAGATTTTCCATATTTGTTTAAATAAAAAGCGAGCAAGCTATCTCAAAAAAGAGATTAAACTTACTCGCTGTGGTTGTCCACTAGTAGAGTGATTATTATTAAATTTTTGAACTTATATCATTTTAACCTGTATATTAGTTTGTGTCAAGAGTTATATCCTCATCTATGTTTCCATCAAAGACAGTCGTTGGTTCTTTCTCAATTACCTTCTGTGGTTGTCCTGAATGAATTACTAGCTCTACCATACCAAATCTAAACTTATTCCTCATAAAGATAATAAGCTGTAACTCTTTCTTTGTGATATTGTAAGGGATCTTAGGTTTGGGATTCAAAGGGAGACTCATACTTTGGTTGTTTATATGCTTTCCTAGTATCAGGAGCTTCAGCTAATTGTAGCTGATAAGCAGTTGCATCACAATTACTAACTAATATTCTATTAGCATAGTAAACCCCATCATCTTCAACCTTTATGTTATATACTTCTCTTATAATAGTTTGGGTGGTTCTTTCTCCATTCTCTTGAATGGAATCTACTATTACATTTTCTACTACAGAACCTTGAATTACTTGTCCTGGTTTTAAATCTTGCATTACATTCTGGGCATATTTTGCTGAATACTTTCTTAAACAATGACTCCTTTGTATGTTCACTATGCCATTTCTTTCCTTCTTCTGATTTATGCCATTCTTTTGTGAGTGATCTAATTCTATTGAGATGTTGCTTGTTCCTTTCAACAAACTCTGGGTCTTCCATATTCCTCTTATGATGCTCTGATAAATGTTTCCCAGCTTCCAAGCACTCCAAATTACTAATATCATTGTTAAATGTATTACCATCTTTGTGATGAACACAGTAGCCTTTTTGAACTGTCTTTTTGTTATGAAACTCCCAAATTGCAACGTGAAGTCCTTTAGGATTTTTTCTTCCTTTATTTGTATTTGATTTACTAAGATAATACTTTCTCTTCCCTCCCATAAGTCCGTATTCCTTTCCATTGAATATAATAATTGTTTGTATTTCCATATAAGTTGATTTTTAAAACTAAATATACTTACATTGTAAGCTATTGAGTCCAACTTGTCAAAGGAATTACCATTGAATACTCTATGTCCTGGAGTTCCTGTTAAACCTACATTACTTATAACTTCTTGTCTTCCAGTAGAACCAGACCATAATACTTTCTTAATTCCTGATGGAGTTATAACTCTATTTCCAACCTTAATGTCTTTTATCTTAACATCTCCTTTTATTGTTGAGACTAAAGTATCTCCAACTAAACAGACATCATCGTGAACTCCTTTAGGAAACCTAGCTAATTCTAACTCTAAATCATTACATTCACCCTCAATATGGAAGATAGAACCTGAACTATAACGAGGTATTAGTCCTCTAATCCTTAATTCTTTAGCTTGTTGGTTATGTTTTAAGGTCTTAACAGTCAAGAACTTGTTCCTTTTCTTCATCTCATCGGCTAGGAAGGGCTTGATAACAGTATCATAAGCTCCTTCTTCTATCCCAAAGCACTCAGGATTATAGTCATCGTGTATCTTAAACATCAAGTTAATCAATTCTTTAGGATTCACTTTGACTCCAAAGGACTTAAAGTTCCAGTTGTTCTCTTTATCTACAAAGTTAATTGTAATACCTATGTTATCTGACTTACCTCTTAAAGCATAAGCTGGATCTATGGTAACAAAGTTCCTTGTGCTTAGTTTAAGGACTTCAGCCATAGGTCTTGAGTGAAACCATTGTTCTTTAAACTCTCTGCTAGCCTCATCAACTGGATTCTGTTGGTATAAAGCAGAGAATTCATAAGGCCCTAAGTCCTCTTTTCTTCTTTCAAGTATCTCTAAAGGGTATTTAGCAGGCCATAATGCCTCACCTTTCTTTCTATTCTCTTCATCTTCTTCAGCTATTGCAGGTAACTTAATGATAATCCATTCATCTAATCTACCATTTGCCTCAGCATCTTTAAGTATCTTTCCAATCAAATCATCATCGTGCCATCTAGTAGCAATCACAATCAAAGCTCCATTACCTTCTTCTCTAGTTAAGAATGTTGATTTATACCATTTCCATTGACTCTCTCTGATAACTTCTGAATCAGCATCTTGCCTATTCTTCAAAGGATCATCAATGATACCAAGTTTGAATCCTCTACCTGTAACTGGGCCACCAATACCAACAGCTGTATATCCTCCTTTAGATTCAGTAAGCCACCTAGACTTCGCTTGAGAATCAGCTCTTAGTCTAGTATTGAAAACTGCCTGATAGTTCTGACTATTCATTAGGTCTCTTGTAGATTGTCCAAAGTCAGTAGCTAGGTCTTGAGAATAACTGGCTAAAATAATTGGTAAAGAAGGATCTTTACCTAATACCCAGGAAGGAAATTTGATTGAAGTCTCATCACTCTTTCCGTGTCTTGGAGGAAGCTCTAGGATAATTCTTACCCTTTCATTCCTTGTAATCTTTTCATAAGTCTCCTGAAGAGCTTCAGCTATAACCCTATGATGCCAGCTAACTTCATAGTTCTTATCAACTATTACACAATAGTCTATGAAATTATCATTCGCCAGCTTCTTCGCTAAGAGAGTCTTTTGCTCCTCTAGCGATAGATTCAGCAAGTTGTTTGACTTGTTGGTCATTTAGTTCTACATTATTGTTAATCTCTCCTTCAAGCTTAAACCCTTGCTTTGGCATACCATCTATATATTGAACTATCTTTTCTAATGCTTTAAAATCTTTTTTACTCTTAGCTTGCTCTAACCAAATCTCAACTAACTCTTCTCCGAGTTCTTTTCCTCCTTTCTCTAC